TCGATGAGGAGCCTCCGCTGGAAATCTACACTGAGGGCTTGACGCGCACGAACAACGGACAGCGCGGCCAGTTTTCAATGCTAACGTTCACGCCGCTTCTTGGCATGTCGGATGTGGTGCACATGTTCATTCAGGAATGCGGGCTGACGTGACACGCTCAATCGTTCGCATGACGATCGATGACGCAGAGCATTACACACCAGCACAACGTTCTGCGATCATCGCAAGCTATCCTGAGCATGAGCGCGAGGCGCGGGTTAAAGGTATCCCAACGCTTGGAAGCGGACGGGTATTCCCGATATCGGATGAAAAGGTTTCGATTGAGCCGATAGAGATTCCGCGACATTGGGCACGGATTAATGGCCTGGACTTCGGCTGGGATCACCCGTTCGCAGCTACATCGTGTGCGTGGGATCGTGACGCCGATGTTTGGTACGTCACGGCTTGTTACCGCGAGAGCAAATCAACTCCGGTTATCCATGCGGCTTCGGTCAAGCCATGGGGGGACTGGATTCCCTGCGCGTGGCCTCATGACGGCTTGCAGCACGATAAGGGAAGCGGAGAGGCCTTGGCGTCTCAGTACAGCGAGCAAGGTCTGAACATGCTCCCCGAGCGCGCTACGTTCGAAGATGGCGGCAACGGTGTTGAAGCCGGCGTGATTGAAATGCTCGATATGATGCAGACCGGACGATTCAAGGTGTTCTCGCACCTTAAGGAATGGTTCGAGGAGTTTCGTTTGTACCATCGCAAGGACGGCAAGATCGTGAAAGAGCGGGACGACCTTCTTTCCGCGGGCCGATATGCGCTGATGATGAAGCGATTTGCCGAGACCGAGCCGTCGTCACGTGAGCGGCCCCGCCGCGCTGCCGGCGGATGGATGGGCACATAATTCATGTCCGACACTTACGACGCCAACGCCGATAGCGATGCCGGCGAAGGCAAAACCACGTCCAAATCGGATTGGGAGGCAATACACCAGCAGGCGCTAGAGGAATACGAGCGCGACTATGAGCGCGAACGTGGAAACATCGACGACGCTTACGAGGATTTAAAGTTCCGCCGTGGTAGATTGCATGATCAATGGGACGCCGCCGCGCTCGAAAGCCGGAAGGGCCGTCCGTGCCACGTCGTCAACAAGCTACCGCAGTTCATCCGCCAAGTGACCGGCGACATGCGGCAGTCTCGGCCTGGCATCAAGGTCGTGCCGGTCGATAGCGGGGCGGATATCAAAACAGCCGAAGTCCGCGCTGGCATGATCCGCTACGTCGAGAACCGCAGCAAGGCGAAGCACGTCTATACCACTGGAGCGGATAGCCAGGTTACGTGCGGAATCGGTCATTGGGCTGTGACGACCGAGTACGCCAACGCAGGGACTTTCAATCAGGAAATTCGGGTCGTCGGTATTGAGGACGGCGTTTCTGTCCTTTGGGATGCAGATGCGTTCCTGCCGACGAAATCTGACGCGGATCATTGTTTCGTCCCGAACGATATGACTACGGCCAAATTCAAAAAAGACTGGCCGGATGCAAAAGCAGATGGGTTTGATACCGGAATTTATAGACTAGGGATGACAGGCTGTTTCGATACATGGCACAGCGACGACTTTATCCGCGTGTTGCAGTATTGGAAGAAGAAGCCGATCAAGCGGACCTTGGCGCTGATGCCGGATGGGTCTATTGACGATCTGACGGAGCAGGTGAATGGCTTCGACAAGGCGCAGGTGAAAGCCGCCCTTGATTGGCTTCGTGAGCAGCGCGGCGCTCGGATCGAACAGCGCAATAGCTACAAGATTTGCCGTTACCTCATCACCATGGCCGAAGTGCTGGAGGAGCGCGATTGGCCCGGTATGCACATCCCGGTTGTTCCAGTCATTGGCGAGGAGGTCAGGGTTGGGCGCGATGTCTACCGGCATGGCATTGTCCGTTATGCACGCGATTTGCAGCGCATGGAGAACTACTACGCCTCCGCTGAGACAGAGGTTATCGCGCTTCAGCCGAAAGCGCCGTGGATCGGGACTAAGAAGCAGTTCGAGAAGAATTATGACCTATGGGAAACGGCGAACACCGAAGCCCACCCGTTCCTTGAATATACGCCTGACCCAGCCCAGCCGGGCGGCCCGCAGCGCGTGCAGCCTCCGGTTGCCTCTCAAGCCATCATCGAAGGTAAGCAGCGCAATTCTGAGGATATGAAGGCCGTCATCGGCATTTACGATGCCAGCCTTGGCGCGAAGTCGAATGAAACAAGCGGTGTTGCCATTGCGCGGCGTGATGCCCAGGGCGATACGGGAACGTTTGTCTATCACGACAACTTTTCCTTGGCGATCGAGCGAACCGCAGAGATCATCAACGATCTGTTTCCTCATATCTACGACACGCAACGGACGGTCCAGATACTTGGCGACGATGGCAAGCCGGATTTCGTCGAGATCAACAAGCCGCAGATGGTCGATGGTGTCGAGAAAGTGCTGCATGATATGACATCTGGCGCTTATGACGTGGTGATGGAGGCGGGTCCGAACTACGCCACGAAGCGTGAGCAGGCGCAGGATGCGATGACCGAGTTTATCCGGGCATTCCCGCCGGCTGCTCCTGTCATGGGCGACCTATACGCCAAGAGCATGGATTGGCCGAATGCCGAGGAGATTGGCGAGCGGCTAGAAGAATTGCTCCCGCCGCCAATCAAAGCCAAGATGCAGGCTGACCGGATGAAGCGGGAACAGGCGTCGGGCCAGCCACCTTCCCCTGAAATGCAGCAGGAGGCCGCGGCGCAACAGGCCGCACAACAGCAGGCCCAGCAGGCTCAAGCGATGCAGATGGCCGAAGCGCAGGCCAAGGTCAAGGAAGCCGAAGCGAAGGCCGCCAAGGCTGAAGCGGACGCTCGCAAGGCCGTTGCTGACGCCGAGCGTGCCGAGACTGAAGCCAAGACGGCGAAAGCTAATCTTGCCAATACGCATATGGATCACCTGCGGACCATTGAGAGCCACGACCACGACATGGCGCGCGGTCACGTCCAGCATCACCAGGACACCGCGCATAAGCAGGACCGGCACGAAGCCGATATGACAGTTCGTGGTCTGGATGCGTTCCGGTCAGGCGAGAAACACGATTTGACGATGGAGCAGATGGCTCAACCACAAGAGCCTGCTCCGGTCCAGTAATTCCGGCGCATTGACGCTGGTTGGCAAGCCGTCCTTCGGGGCGGCATTTTTTATGGGCAAATCATGAGCGACGAACAGACGGCGGCAACGCTGGCTACGGAAGACGTGACGGAAACCAAAGTCGAAGCGGCGGTCGGTGACGACGGCATTATCGATCTTGATGCTCCTCAGGAGGTCAAGGAAGAGCCAAAGGCCGACGAGCCGAAAGATGGCGAGACCGGCGAGAAGGATGCTGGAGAGGACGGCAAGCCGAAAAAGCCCTCCGGCGCACAGCGGGCCAAGCTTCGTGAGCAACGGTTGCTCAACGAATTGCAGGACCGCAACCGAGAAATTGAAGAACTTCGGCGCAACGTGCCGGCGGCGAAGACCGCCAGCGGTGACGAGCCGAAACCGCCACGCGAGGAAGACTTCAACGGCGATTTCTTTGCCTATCAAGCTGCCAAGACGGCCTTTGAGGCTGGCCAGGCAACGCGGGAGGCGATCCGCGAGGATCGGGAAGCGCGCGAGAAGACCGATCGCGAAACCAAACAGGCGGAAGCCGTTCGCGAGCGCAAGATTGCTCATGCCGAACGGGTCGAAGACGCGCGAGAGGTGATCGCGGACTTCGATCAAGTCATGGAGAAGATGAAGGGCGTCGATGTCCGTAACGAGCTGATCGACGAGATCATGGCGTCGGATAAATCGGCCCTCATCACCTATCACCTCGCCAATAACCCTGACGAGCTAAACGCACTCAACAGGATGAGCGGACGCGAGCTGGCCCGAGCGATGGGACGGCTGGAAGCCACTGTGAAGCTGCCGGAAGCGAAGAAAGCAACTTCCGCTCCCCCTCCGTTATCCCGCCCGAACGGCGGCGCCAATCCCCGCAGTCAGGAGGCTGACTTGCAGGCGTGGCTCACAAAGAAATACGGAACTCGCTGACGCGAGAACGGGGAGCCTTGACCCAAAAGGAATAGGCTTCAATGTCCAATACCACTCTTAATGCGTCGATCATCGCGAAAGCGGCGGTCGGCATCCTCGAAAACGAACTCACGATGGCCGGTCTGGTCTACCGTGGGTACGAAGAAGAGTTCGACAAGAAGATCAACGGCTATACGGTCGGTGACACCATCACCATCCGCAAGCCGACCGACTTCACGGTTCGCAACACGATCACCGCTTCCGCGCAGGACGTGCAGGAAGCCAAGCTGACGATGCAGATCAACAAGGTTGCCGGTGTGGACTTCGCGTTCACCAGCCAGCAGCTTACGTTGAACATCGCGCAGCTTTCCGAGCGTGTCATCCAGCCAGCGCTTGTTCAGGTCGCGAACCAGATCGATCTCGACGTGATGTCCCTCTACAAGGACATCCCGCAGTGGGTCAGTACGGCTGCCCCGCCGACCGCAAGCACGGTCATCGATTCCTTCGCCAAGTTCTCGAAGGGACCGCTCAGCATGGATCAGCGATCCGTGCCGCAGGGCAGCCGTTCCGGCATCCTGTCGCCGGCCGATTATTGGGCAATGGCCGGTTCGCAGACCGCGTTGTTCAACAACTCGATCAACGGCCAGTCCTACCGCCGCGGCCGAATCGGTGAGGTCGGTGGTGTTGACACGTACATGTCGCAGAACGCGCCGGTTTTTACGACTGGCCCGGCAGGCGGCACTCCTCTTGTCAATGGTGCGACGCAGAACACCACCTACGATCTGACGGGCGCGAATACGCAGTCGCTCATCACGGACGGGTGGACGGCTGCGGCTGCGGCTCGCGTCGTGGTGGGCGATACCTTCACCATCGCAGGCGTGTACGACGTGAACCCGGTCACCAAGGCGACGCTGCCGTTCCTCAAGCAGTTCGTCGTGGCGTCTGGCAGCACGCTCAGTTCGGACGGTTCTGGCAACCTGACGCTGACGATCGCTCCTCAGATTATCACGTCGGGCGCGTTCAAGAACTGCTCTGCGGCTCCTGCCGACAATGCGGCCCTGACGTTCAACCTGGGCGTTACGGCCGGCACGGCTCTGACGAACAACCTGATGTTCGACAAGAACGCGTTCGCACTCTGCATGGTTCCGATGGTGAAGCCGCCGGGGGCTGTGGACGTGTCGCGCGTCAGCAAGAACGGCATCAGTGTTCGCGTCATCCCGTTCTATGACGGTGTGAACGACAAGAGCACCTGGCGTCTTGACGTGCTGTACGGCGTCCAGACCGTGGACCGCCGGCTCGCGGTTCGCGTCAGCGGCTAATGACAACGAGGGCGGTCTTCGGGCCGCCCTTTTCGTTTTGAGGGCGAGCGATGTCGAAAACGCGGGCTGAATTCATCGATCAATGCCTGCTGAATCTCGGCATCCTTGTGCCCGGTCAGTCCACTTCGGCTGAA